GAAAGCGAATATAATCATCACGTTCAAAACTTGCATCAACACTAACGGCAAATTTAACTTTATGAAACTTTGACCATAGCTCAATTAATTCTTCATCTACAAGCAATCCGTTTGAATTATAACGTAATAGTATTTTATCTTGATAGCCTTGACTAATAATTTCTTTAATAAACATTTTGTGTTCTTTGATCATTAGAGGCTCGCCTCCAGCAAAGTATACTTGTCTTAGATTAGGAATTTGTGCATTAATTTCTTCCCAGAATGAATCTTTTTCATGCCACTTGTTATTAAACAATTTGCGATCCCATTGCATTTGTCTTTTAACTTCAGGATCTTGTAATACCGGAATAAGTTTTTTATGGTCCGCAACCCACTTACTTGAATCATGCGGGCTACACATTACACACTTTATGTTGCAAGTATGTCCTAATCTTAGATCCAAATATTTTAAATTTTCTGGCACAGTGCCGTCTTCTTTTGTTTGACGAATAAGTTCAGGAATATCTACACCATTATCGTCTCGGTGCCAAGTGCCTGTTTCCCAGATACGCTTACTTACAATACCCTGGCTTTCTTCTTTAAAGCAACCTGTACAACTTGCAGGAATTTTACCATTAAGCATAGTTGTACGTACACTTTTCATATAATCGTTATTCCATGCTTCTAAAGGAGTATGTTTACCAAAGTTTGCAGGTTTGCCATCTTCCATTTTTACAAGGCCTACTTCATGATTATCGCCGGCGCCGCTTGCATTAGACGTACAGCATAATCGCATATCGCCGTTTGGTCTAGTTGCCATATGTATCCAAGGTAATACACAAAATGTTTCTGTGCCGCTTACTTCTGCAATTTCAGCTTGATACTTTTCTAAATCTGACATTACAACTCTACCTTGTCTATAAACTGATCTTTGGGTTTACTAAGTTTATTAACTCCGCATGTTCTTGCACATGTAATTAGTTTTTCTGCACCCCAATACTTGTGCCATACGTTTTGCCAAGCATCGGAGTCTATTACATCTTTTATAGAACGATCAAGAGCATTAATATTTCCTAAATCTGCAATAAGACTAGAGTGCTGTGATTTCATCTTTTGTCTAATATCTTTGGCTAAATCATTAGGGTGTATATAATTATACGGAGTACTTGCTAAAAAGCAACAGGGCATAATATCTCTTTGTGCTGTTATATAAATTTCTTTCTGTTTTAAAACAAAACAGTCTATTTCACTAGCGTCTACTACATCTTTATAATTGTCAATTACATCTTGGGTTATAAGAGTTATGTTACTTCCTGTGGGAGGCTCTAGATAATATTCAAGTTGACCTTTTTTATCTAAAACTTCAAACTTATTAGTAGCAACAAATCTTGCACTATCTTTACATGTAAACCTAGCAAAGCCGTGTTCCGTTGCTAATGCTTCACAAGCAAGTTGTTGGTGTTCGTTATGTTTAAATTTTATAAATGCCCATTCTGCTATACCGCCTGCATTAATAAACGCTTTTGCATTTTTTAATACGTTGTTAAAGTCAGTACCAATACGATATAAACTGTGTGTGTCTGCCAATCCGTCAATTGCAAAAATAACACAATGGTTACTAGGCAATGCTTTTGCAAGTTTCTTCCACCAATCGGTACTTCTTGCTCCGCCGTTTGTATGTATTCTAATCTCTAAATTAGGATTAACATTAGTTGCGTAACTACACATTTCTGCTAAATCATTATTAATAATAGGATCGCCAAAGTTTCCACAAAAGTAAAAACCGTTTATTTGATGCAGTACTTCGCTGTTTAAAATCTGTTTGAAATCATCAATTGTCCAGTCTTGATTTTTAATTAATGGATTTTCTAGGCCGGCGTGGTAGTTTCTACTACACATCGGACAACTAGCCTGACAGCGATTTGTAATTTCTAAATGAATATTTTGTAATTGCCTGAACGGAAACATTAACAGTCCTTTTAATGTTATATTTATAGCTAAAATTTTTAGTAAGCTGTCAGTTTGGCATTACATCATATAATCTAAACAATAAATAAATGTCAAGAGATATGTTATATGAAATTACTCGAACACAAACATTTAATTATTCGCACAGAAGTGCTCGAGCCGCCGACCGACGAACACTGGTTGCAACAATGGCTTACAGAGTTAGTAGATAAAATTGGCATGAAGATATGTAGAGGGCCTATTACATCATACGTAGATATGCCAGGAAACGAAGGGTTAACCGGAGTAGTTGTAATTGAAACTAGTCACATTGCAATACATGTATGGGACGCTATCAATCCTGCGCTTATACAATTAGATGTTTATACGTGTGGAGCACTAGATAAAGATATTATTTTTACAGAGCTAGAACAATGGAACCCTGTAAAAATTGAGTGGAAATACCTAGATAGAGAATTTGGCCTAACTGAAGTTAGATAAACTATCTAGGCCTTTTTAATATATTGATCTTGCGGGCGCATAACATTATCTATTTTACTGCACGACTTAACGCACATTATTGGTTTATTATTAGACCAATAATAATCCCAAACAGTTTGATATTCTTTACTGTTTATTATGTCTTCAACAGTATTGTTAATAGTATTTAATTTTTCAAATCCGCCTAACGATTCAACTATCATTAAATATTGTTCTTTTACTCTTTGATAAGAATCTTTTAATAGATTAGTTTCGGTATATAGATATTTTCCAGGAGCAATATAGCAACAAGGCGACAATATTTTTTGTGCATCAATATAAACTTCTTTACTATGTTTAACTTCGCATTTAATTTCTGCACTTTTTGATAGTAATTCAAACTTGTCTAAATGTTCTTTAGTAATATAATTTAAGTCTATATTTGATGCTGGTTCTAGATAGTGAGTAATATTTTTATTTTTGTCGTAAACTTCAAATTTTAACGAAGTAATAAATCGCTGACTAGCTTTTACAGAAAAACTTACAAAATTCATATCATTTGCTCTGCGATTTGCTTCTTCTACTTGATGTTCGTTATGTTTAAAAATTAACATTGCCCATACTGCTTTTCCGCCTGCATCTATAAATGCTTTTGCATTTTTTATAACCTTATCATACGTTGTGTTTATTCGATATAAATGATGTGTATCTTCTAAACCGTCTAATGCAATATGCACTCTATCATTATCGGTTAAAACTGAAGCTAATTCCTGCCACCATTCTTGTTTTCGTGCGCCAGCATTAGTGTGTATATCAATATTAATATTTTTATCAACTAATTTTGTATACCTACACATTTCTATTAAGTTATCATTAATAATAGGATCGCCAAAGTTGCCGCAGAAACGAAGAGACTTTATTTGATTTAATAAGTTAGGAGACATAATTTTTTTAAAGTCTTCTAAAGACCAATCGCTTTCTATTAAATTAGGATTTGGCATTGCGCCGTGATTATTGCGCTCGCACATCGGGCAAGCTGCCTGACACTTGCTTGTAATTTCTAAGTGTATATCTTTTAATTTTTTAAATTCAAACATTCTTTTTCTTTCCAATAATCATATAACGAGTATACTTAGGAGTTTCAAATTCGCCGTGCCAAAACGGTTTAAGTTTACTCATACGCATAAAGTCATCTGCGTCTGTTGCACAACGTATATGTTCATCTAACTCAAAATAGTTATTACTCTGTACAACAAATAATGCATCGTCTGATTGATTAGACAACCATTGTTTGTATTGATCTTGTGAAATATGCTCACAACTAGTGTTTATAACTACATCTGCAGATTGTGTATATTCACACATGTCTGCTGTTACAGCACTAAACTTACCTTGCATTTCATAACGCTTGTTTACTGTGTTTGCTATATCTTCGCACACAGGGTCTATATCCACGCTTGTAATGCTGTTTAACGGTAGGCGACTGTTAAAGAGTATACTTGCCAGCACTCCGTTCCAACCACCGTATATAACTATATCATTTAGTTTTGTCTTAGGTATTATACTGTACAATTCTTTTGCTAACCAAACTTTGCTGTTTATTTGGCCTTTCCAAAAACTTTCAAGTGTACGATATTTGTCGTCGCTGTTGCGGATTGCATCCATCCAGAATAGTACGTCTTGTATATCAACTTTCATTGTTTACCTCCGGTTTAGCTATTAGTTTAATAACGTGTTTACCTATGTCGGGCTGTTTCCAATTCCATCCAAATGCATAAGATCTAGGATTGTAATGATGATTGTTGTGCCACCCTTCTCCCCACATAAGTAGTCCCATGATAAAGGTATTTTTAGAATTGTCACCTGTAGTGTTTGGACTATCTCCAAAAATGTGCCCGCCAACTGTTATCCAGGATATCCAATGTATACTAAACATAGTAACAACAAGATACCCATACAAAAATAAATTAATATCAATAATAGCCAATATGCACATGTAAGCAATAAGAATTTTAAAATAATGTCGATGAAACCATTTATGTAACGGATCTTTAGCTAAATCTAAAATTGTTTTTATTGGAACGTTGTGGTGCGGCCAATAATTAAACCAATATTTTAATCTAGTAAAAAACGTCTGATCTGCAATCTTATGAGGATCTTTATTAGTATCAGCATTCTTATGATGTAATCTATGTGTGCCAGTCCAAGTAATAGTAGATCCTACTGTATTAATTACAATAAGAAAGTGCAATATAATTTCAATTAATTTATTGCGCGGCTGAAAAGACCTGTGAGCAGACCAACGATGCATTCCTATAGAAATTCCTAAATGCACAATTAACCAAAAGGCTAATACGCTAAGTAAAAAATAAAAAGAATTCCAATTAAAAATTAATACTAAAGGGCCGCCAATGTAACACATTGCTTGTAAAAATTTTATTTTTTGATTCCACGATAATTTCATTTGATATCACCTTAAATATTTTTTGTTTTAGGAAGCTTGCTATCTGCACTACTTACACAACTATAGGTTATACACTCTTGTGGTGCTTTAAACAGCTCAAATCCTCCGTCTAACGTGCCTAAAGGAGCATCATGGCAACTATAGCTACGTTTAACTTCATTCTCTCGAATAACGCATCCTTGATATCCTGCATTACATTCCCATCCATGAAACTTATTAAATCCAAATGCATTGAAACGTTCTGCTTGATCTAATTCGTATTTTGTACCTTTACTATCATATAGTGCAATTTGTGCTATTTGCTCGCCGTTCCACTTTTGTGGAAATCCTTGTCGCATTTTTGCGATTTGGTCTTCTGTATATCCGTGTACCACGTAACTGGCGGTTGGATCGGACATTGGCTTGAGAGTAACATTAATACCTCTGGTGGCAAATCGTTCAAGACGTTGGTAAAGTTCGTCAAACTGTTCCGGAACCATAACTTGATTAATTGTAACGAATGTTTCATTGTCTATTAATTGGAGACATTTATCTCCAAACTCCTGTTCATTTGCAAATTCTGCATGGTAACTTGCTGTTATACTTCTGCGGTGCAGAGTTTTAGTACTTTCTAACCATTTGTTCCACCATTTGCTTCCCGGGCTAAGA